TTGTTCACAGCAGATTCCAATAATATTGTTCCTACTCAAAGAGCAATTAGATCATACCTTGCTGGAAGATTAAGTGTCGGTGGATCAGAAATTGCAGTAGGTAGCTTTATTGCTGGTACTATTTTAGTAGGACCAGACAGATTTAATAGTACTGCTAATATTAAAATCGTAGTACCAGTAAGAGCAGAATTTGATGCAGCAAATTCAGGTATAAGTGGAATGATGTTAGCACAAAACATGTTTTACAGGTCGTTTAAATAATGATTTACGTAACAAACTAAATATAGAATACGGAGTAGAAAATGGCAGAATTTAAATTAGGTAGAATCAGATTTGTTTGGAAAAACACATGGTCTCCAGCCACCACTTATTACATAGATGATGTAGTAAGGCATGGTGGACGCACATATATCTGTGCGGTAGGGCACACTTCTGCCTCGGATTTCAATACAGATTTAGAATACAATCCAACTAAATGGAATCAGATGAGCGACGGTCAAAGTTGGACCGGCGATTGGAATGTTTCAACATCGTATAAACTAAACGATGTGGTCAAATATGGGGGTCTTCTCTACATCTGTAACGACAGTCACACATCTGCAGCTACTACAGCATCGGGACTAGAAGCAGATCAAGCTAAATGGACTGTGTATGCAGAAGGATTTGATTGGAAAAATGCGTGGACAACTTCTACCCGTTACAAGGTAAATGACCTAGTCAAGTACGGTGGTTACACATATGTGTGTAACCTCTACCACACGTCAGCTGCTACCACAGCATCCGGATTAGAAGCAGATCAAGCTAAATGGGATACATTTAATCCCGGTGTAGAATACAAGGGCACATGGTCTACAGCTGTTAGATACAAACTAAATGATGTTGTGAAATATGGTGCAGGTCTTTGGATCTGTGCCATTCAACATACCGCAGATGCAGCATTCTTAACAGACAGTACCGCAGGTCGTTGGACCCAGTTCAATGAAGGCACTGAATTTGAAAGCACCTGGAATAATTCAACTCTGTATCAACCCGGAGACATTGTTGTATATGGCGGCAATCAATACATTGCAAAAACTGTGCATACTGCTGCGGCTGCTACAGAAACACCTACAACACAGCCGTCCAGATGGGATTTATATACAGAAGGATTTAAATTTCAATCTGCATGGACAAATACTACATCATACAAGATAGGCGAAGTAGTTAGTGTAGGTGGCTATACCTATTTGGCAGCACAAGATTCTCCAGCAAACACATACACTGTCACAGCAGTTACAGCAGCCACTGACACATTTACTATAGCATCAACTACAGGTATAGTGGTGGGCATGACCGTGCGATTCACAGGCACAACATTTGGCAATGTGTTTACCACAGCTAGATATTATGTAAAAACTGTAGCCGCAGGCAATATCACAGTCAGCACCACACCGGGTGGCTCAACATTTAATATCACTGCAGATGCCGCAGGCACAATGACTGCTACAGTATCCGCAGAACCACCAAACACCGCATACTGGTCGAGACTTAATGCCGGTATCAGTTGGCAGGGATTATGGTCAGACGACAGAGATTATCTGCTAGGTGATGCAGTAAGATTTGGTGCAAATGCTTATATCTGTTTGTTAGCGCATAGATCAGAAGGTGACGATGGTTCTACAGTAGGAGCTGCAGGTGGCGGACAAGCAAACAGTAGACCCGATCAGGATACTACTGGTACCTATTGGAGCTTGTTAAGCATTGGTTCAGAGACTGACATCCTATCAGTTCGTGGAGATTTGGTCTATTACAGCGGATCCGGACCTGCAAGACTGCCCGTAGGTCGCGAAGGACAGGTGTTAACTTCCGATGGAGTTGATCCACAATGGGTTACTTTAGGTGAAACTGATCACACATATTTTGTAGCGACCACAGGTGTTGATCTACCATCTCCTATACACGGCAGAACTTGGGACAAACCTTGGAAAACTATTCGCTATGCATGTGAGCAGGTAGAACGTGGTCCTCGAAATCCCGAAGCTCGATATCTATTAGAATTGAATCGGGTGTTTATTCAACGAGAAGTCACAGAATTTATACAGAATCAAATTACCAACAACGTTGCACCATTTACATCTGCGTTTGTCTACGATGACTTTAAATGCGAACGGGATGTAGGCTTCACAGTAGATGCAGTGATCTATGATCTCTGTCATGGCGGCAACATTAAAACACGCGGAGTGGCAAATTCATTAATCGGCGGACTCAGCGAAGGTGAAACAGAAGCATATCCTGGATTAGCTATTGAATCAGAAGAATCAGTAGCTGCCTACAACTACATGTTGTCAGTGATTGAAGATGTGTTAGCACAGACAGCCCCAGCAGTGAACTATCAAACACTTAACGGCGATAATTCCACAGCTACAGTAGCCCAGTATTTCAACAGTGAGTTAACAGCTGAAGCAGGAGCGTATGCTACCGTTGAAGGATTGGTTACAGTTATCACAAATGCTATCACAGCTAGAGCGGCAGCAACTACTACAGCTCAGATAGCAGCAGCGATTGCTTCTGTACCAGCAAGACGCAGTCCTAGCAATCTCATCAACGTCGCTACAGGCCAATATCGTGAGACACTGCCGATCATTGTACCAGAACAGACTTGTATCCAAGGTGACGAACTGCGTTCAACTAATGCAGGTCCTGCAGGAAGTTTAACTAATAGATCCGATGCAGGATACAGCGTAGGTGCACTAACTAGACTGCAGACAGTGGTTGATCAAATTGTACGAGGCACTAACGTTACAGAAAGTTCAGGTAACACCGCAGTGCAAAGTGCAGCATTTCCATATGCCAGCACAGATGAAGCAGCAGATGCAGCACAGTTAGTCAGAGTCATGCAGCATCAGATTGATTTTAAGATCAGTTCTACGTTCATGGTGAGTTCCGCAGATCCTACAGGATATAACAGTTCGTTTCTGTCGGGGTTTGGAGATGCAAGAACTTTACTGCGTGAAAACAAAGAATTTATCAAAGAAGAAATCACTGCGTACTTGACAGTGAATTATCCTGCAGTAAAGTACAGTAGAACTAAATGCAAACGTGATGTGGCATTTATCGTAGATGCTATGGGCTATGATTTGACTTATGGCGGATCTTGGGCTACCCTAGTAGCTGGTACAGCGTATTTCGACGGTGACAACAGCACAGCATTACAGATCGACAGCACAGAAATTGCTGCCACTGTAGCAGCTTACGGTAGATTAAAGACTGTGGTACAGCAGATTATTTCCAACGGAACAGTAATCAAGTCCACAGGCAATAACGCTACACAGTGGACTGACAACACAAATTTACCAGGCGGATCTGCTGCTAATGCCACGGTAAGTGCATTGGTAGACATCATCACAAATATCATACAAGGTGATTCTACTGAAGCAACAACACCACAGATCACAATTACTACTATAGCCACATTGGATACCTTGACCAGTAACAGTCACGGATTAAGCGTAGGCGACGCAATCGTTCCAAGAGAAACTGGCAATGGATTAACCAACGGTGTCAAGTATTGGGTAGTAGGCACAGTAACAACAAATACATTCCAGCTTGCAGCTACATACGGCGGTTCAGTACTGTCATCATTCACTAACGGATCTGGTATCAGTATACCTGTAGAAGTTATAGACTATCCAACTGCTACTAATGCAGTAACTTCTACTACAGCATTGATTGCCGCAGCCGTGACTCTAGATGCTGCACAAGAAACCATAGTCACAGCAGCTACTACTTATATTACTACCAACTTCCCTGCATTGGTCTACAACAGCGCCAAGTGTGAGAGAGATGTGAGATTGATTCTCGAAGCTGTGATGTTTGACTTTATGTTCAACAGCAACTTCAAAACCAGAGAAGCAGCATACTCTTATCTGAGAGCCACAGCTGCTGATGTATTCACATTAAACCAAAAAGCTGCTACCCGAGCTGCCTTTGCTTATGTAAAAACTTTAGCCAAAGCCAATGTGGGTGGTAATGCAACCGCACAGGCTCGTATTGAAACACTAATGACCACATTAGATGACATAGTATACGGAGCAACAAACGAAGGCGACCGTTGCGCCACAGGCAACAGAATGGTTGACTATGCTGTGTTGCAACTAGAGAGAAATAGATCATACATTGTAGCAGAAATTGATGCGTATATTGACTCGACTTACACTACCACAGTCTCAGCTGCCACAGCTGCTACTGACGTATTCACTTGCACATCAACCGCATGGATGACAAGAAATGCAGCCATACGATTTACAGGCACTGCATTTGGCGGAGTATCTACTAATACCACATACTATGTGCAGAACGTAGTAAGCAGCACAACTTTTAAGATTGCTGCTACTAGAGATTCTAACACAGCTATTGATATTCTTACCGACGCCAGCGGATCTATGACAGTGAGTCTATACTACAGCAGTGACGCCTGCCTCAGAGATGTCAACACATACATCGATGCGCTGAAATACGATTTGAAATATCCAGGCAACTACAAATCAAGATATGCTGCTAGATATTATGCCAATTCTGTTATAGGCAGCTTGGAAGAAGACATGTACTATCTCAGAGACGCCACAGGCATAAGAGACCAAACTCTGCAAGGACTCACAGGCGATCTGTTAGCTGAAAATGAATTTGGCACATCAAGGGTATCGGCGGGAGCCTATTGCTCACTTGATCCAGGTTGGGGCCCAGAAGATTATCGTGTTTGGATTATCACACGTTCACCATACGTGCAAGGTGTTACTACTATAGGCACAGCAGCTATCGGTCAAAAGATTGACGGCTCATTACACAATGGTGGCAATGATTCTATCGTTTCCAATGACTTTACACAGGTAATATCAGATGGTATCGGAGCATGGATTACCAACAACGGTCGTGCAGAACTTGTTTCTGTGTTCTCATACTATGCGCACATTGCATATTTGGCAGAAAATGGCGGACGAATTAGGGCTACCAACGGTAATAACTCTTATGGAGATTTTGGTTCTGTAGCAGAAGGCTTTGACTCTACCGAATCACCGACCACAGGCATAGTAGATAACAGACTGCAATTTGATGCACAAATTGATCGTGTGATCACAGACGGGTCTGCCTTACTGCAAATTGAATTCATTAACGCGGGTATTGATTACACAGAAGTCACGTATGCACTCACAGGTGGCGGGACTGGCGCATCAGTTCAACCAGATGAATTCCGTGATGATGCTGTATATCAAGTCCGCATGTTAGATTTGATAGAGGACAGCACTAATGCCGCAGAAGCAGAAGGCAACTTTGGAGGATTTGGATACATTACAAATTCAAACACTGCACAAAGCGGAACATCAACTTCGATCACTATCGCAGCCACAGACGGAGAATCTAGCACAGCATACATTGGGATGAAGATAGTATTAACTGGCGGTACGGGTGTGGGTCAATTTGGTATTATCACCACATACAACTCAGGAACTAAAACCGCAGGAGTAGTTAAAGAATCTGACGGTACAGCAGGATTTGATCATATGGTTGCTGGAACAGCTATTCTGGCACCAGACGCTTCTAGCACATATATTATTGAACCTAGAGTAACGTTCTCAGCACCTGGTTACACATCCACAGCAGCTACACTGCCAACTTCAGGTACATGGACCGCGGTAAAATACGGAGAAACAGCAGCGGTTTATACATCGGTTACAGGTACCTATGCAGGCTCAGGAGTAGGAGCTACATTTACAGTGTTGAGAAACGGATGGAAATACACTCCATCCTTACAAACTGCTGGTACAGGTTATACTAGACTACAAACAATCACTATTTTAGGTACCAGCCTTGGCGGCCTTACTACCGCCAACGATTTAGTGATTACCATCACAGCTGTAAATTCTACTACTGGCGCTATTATAGACTTTGATCACAGCGGTTACGGCATTGGCGGCAGATATGTGGCCCTAAGAAGTGGCAGCACAGTTGGTGCAACTTCGGAAGATGGAGTTTCGTGGACCACTAGAGCCAGCTTGATGCCAAGCGGAGCGAACTGGTCGGCAATAACTGCAGGCTTGTTTGACGACGGATCTACAGTAGGCAAAGTCAGCAAATTTGTAGCTGTTGCAGGCACAAGTGCAAATACCACCGGAGCATACAGTTCAGACGGTATAACATGGACTGCTGCCAGCATGCAGACTTCTGCTACATGGGTCGACGTGGCATTTGGCGGGCAAAAATTTGTAGCGGTTAGCAGTGATTCTACTACAGTGAGAATCAGTAATGACGGTGAACTTTGGGATCAAACAGGTATATTGACCACTACTGGTTTCACAGCAATCGCCTACGGTAAAAACAGATTTGTTGCGATTAAGAGTGGTACCAGTGTAACTAACCATGCAACATCGACTACTGTTACAGGAACATGGACTGCAGGCGCATTGCCGAGTTCGTCAAACTGGAACAGCATTGCCTATGGTAATAACAGATTTGTTGCTGTGTCAAATACCAGCGGCACAATCGCAGCTTATAGTTTAGATGGAATTACGTGGACAGCCAGCACACTGCCAGCAACCGCGCAGTGGACTAAAGTAACATACGGTCAGGGTGTATTCCTTGCTGTGAGCACAACCACAGCAGCAGCAACATCACCAGACGGTGTTACATGGACTGCAAGAACAACCAGCACAGCAGCATCTGGATTCTCAGCAGTGACGTTTGGTAACAGAAATAGATATGGATTGTTTGTAGGTGTTGGCGGCGGCACCGGCACAGTGGCTACATATATCAGAACAGGCGCCACAACCACAGGTCGTGCTAAGGTATCACAAGACAAATTGTTCCAGGTCAACATTGTAGAGCCAGGGTCAGGATACGACACAGTACCAACTATAACATTTACTGATCCTAACAACACATTTGAAGCTCCAGTAACCGTGAGAAAAAACAGCGGTGTGTTAGCTAATCCTAGTTTTGTCAACCGAGGCACTCAATATGTTACTGGTAGTGGTGAAGTAGATACAGGTGACGGATATTCAGATATATTCCAGCCAGGTTCGTTTGTAGCTACTCGTAGACTCAGCCTACAACCTGTACCGGGATCTAACGTGGTGTTCAGTCACTTGCCTGATAGAGTATTTAAATTAGTGAACACTGTGACTTTCCTTGGAGAGAATGATGGGTCATACACCACATTCCTGCAAATCAGTCCAGCACTAACCATATCAGAAGCCCCACCCGACGGCACGGATATCAATATGAGACTGCGATATAGTCAAGTTAGATTAACCGGTCATGATTTCTTGGATATAGGCACAGGCAGCTTTATCGATACCAACTATCCTAATGCTCCTTTACAGATGCCGATTCCTGCTAACGAAGCAGTGGAATCGGGTGGTGGACGAGTATTCTTTACATCAACTGACCAAGACGGTAACTTCCGAGTTGGTGATTTGTTTGCTATTGAACAAAGTACTGGTATCGCAACATTGAATGCTGATGCGTTTAATATTTCTGGATTGCAAGAACTTAACTTAGGTAACGTTACACTGGGTGGCGGTTCTGCAACAATTACTGAATTCTCAACCGATCCGTTCTTTACAGCAGATTCGGACAACGTTGTACCAACACAGCGAGCTATTAAAGCATTTATTGCATCACAGATCGGTGGTGGAGGAGCCAGCTTAAACGTTAACTCAGTTACAGCGGGTAATGTGTTTATCAGCTCTAACGTAATAACCACAGTAACCGGTGGGCCAATTAAGATGAATGCTACTTTTGAGTTCAGAGGCGGAGTCACCGGGCTTCCGTTAGCGTTCAATTACTTTTTGAACTAAATATATACATGGAGAATAAATTATGGCAACAGGAAGACTAGGAGCAGCGAATCTATCAGCAGCAGCCAATACTACGGTGTACGATGTACCAGATGATACATTTGCAGTGGTAACATTAAGTATTTGTAATAGGGGCGCATCAGCCGCCACTGTTCAAGTAGCAATCTGCACCGCAGCAACAGCAGCAACACCTGACCCTTCGGAGTACATTGAATTTGATACTTCTTTATCAGCTAAGGGTGTGTTGGAACGCACAGGTATTGTAATGGATGCAGATAAAAGATTAGTGGTCCGCTCAAGTGCAACAAATGTGAATGCTGTGGTCTACGGAATAGAAACATCAACAGCTTGATATAAGGACACATCATGGGAAGAAAAATCACACTAGGCGCATCGGGTTCAACTGTAGCATTTGAAACGGTTAATGTAGATGTCACTGCCAACACCGATGCAGTAGCAGGGGGCATATACTGGTGTAATACCACCGGCGGTGCAATCACGCTGACTTTGCCACCTGGCCCTTCAACTGGTGATTATATAGAAATATATGATATTGCCAACACATTTGACACCAACGCTCTTACCGTGGCAAGAAATGGACAATTAATCATGGGAGCTGCAGATAACTTAACTGTTAACACCGAAGGTGCTGCTTTCAATTTGGTATATTATAATGCAACCTATGGTTGGAGAATTCTCACAGTCTAAGGATAACTGATGGCAACGTATTCAAGTTTTAAGAAGATTGACTCAGCAGCTATTGTAGACGGAGCTATTGTCTCTAATGATATTGCTGCTGCCACAGTGCCCACTGCTGCTATAGACGCACAAGCAGTGACTTCTGCGAAGATGTCAGGTTCGGTAACGTCTGCAAAGATCGCATCAACAATTGACGTCAGTGGAAAAACAGTAACTTATCGTCCGTTGGTCGACGGAGATTTTTCGGCCTCAGCAGCTCTAGCAGGTTCCAAATTAGCATCTGGCGCGGCAGTTGCAAATATAGGATTTACTCCGGTGAACTCTGGCGGGGATACTATGACTGGAACGTTGACATTGCCAGCCGGCAGTGTAAGCAGCCCCAGCATAAGACAAAGCGCCAGTTCAAATACAGGTGTTTATTTCCCCACAACAAATCAAGTGGGATTTACCGTAGGCGGTGCTCAGGCTCTTAATGTATATAACGGCGGATCCACCCTTCCAAGACGTCCAAGTTTTAACTCAGTGGGCACAACAGGTTGGCATTATGCTAACTCATTTGGTACGGGGCTAAGAGAATTAGGAAATGTCTGGGGGTGGGCGCTGACCTACGAAACCGGCGGTTCAAATTACAGTCCAGGCGTTGGTAGATACACTGCACCTGTGTCTGGATATTATCATTTCAATACCATGTATTACATGTTGAATGATGCTAACTCTGCTCCCCATTATGTTCATGTGTTCTTTTGTAAAAATGGCGGGCAGGGTTGGAATGCAGGTGGAAGATCGCCGTACACAATTAACATGCACAGCACACGCAGCTCATACGATGACGGTGCCAGCTATGCTGCTATCATGTATCTCAGTGCATCGGAATACTGTAACCTAGGAGTGGTGTGGCACAACTACAGTTCGAGGCTTCACAGCAGCCATCAATTCTTCAATGGACACCTTATAGGATAACTTATGGCCGCATATTCTTCATTTAAAAAAATCAACTCAAATGCCATAATTAATTCTGCAGTCACTGGCGCAAAGTTTGCGAACCTAGCAGTCACAGCGGCAAAAATAGATGCAAATGCTGTGGCCACTGGAGACATTGATAATCTTGCGGTAGGAACCACTCAGTTAGCAGCAAATTTGGATTTATCAGCTAAAACAGTAACCTACCGAGCCATACTGAACGCAGACGTTAACGCTTCTGCTGCTGTTGTAGGAACAAAACTTGCTTCTGGCGCAGCTGTCACGAATATAGGATTCACTCCGCTTAATAAAGCTGGCGGCACAACGTCGGGTCAATTAACAGTGCCAGCAGGGTCAGCCGGTGCACCAAGCATAACAGGCACCAGTAATGCCACTACAGGCATACATTTCCCTGCTACTAATAATGTATCAATAGCCACCAACGGTTCAAACCGTATGACCTTTGACAGCACAGGTAGGCCTAGTATACCAAATCAGCCAGCGTTTTATGCATCAGGCAATGGTGGATGGTACTATCACAACAGTTTTCCCAGCACATCTAGTCCCGGCAGTCAATGGCGAGAATTAATCAATGGATGGTCATGGCAGATTACGAATCAACAAGGCGGCAGTAATTTTACCAGCACTGGAAGATTCACAGCTCCTGTAGCAGGATACTATTATTTTTATGCACAAAGCTATCAGTACAACGACAGCAACTCAACTGACGGATATACCCATTGGAACATAGGTAGAAACAGCAGCATCTATGCAGGAGTAACTGGCAGAGCACCCCATACCATATACGGTCATGGAGTCCCTAGTCATTATGTACCGGGTATCATGGTAAGTCAAACACTATATCTCAATACCGGCGACTACGCCAGTGTGTGTCCTTACATGGCTCCGGTAGCAAGAATACACGGTGACCACAGCTTGTTCTGCGGTTATTTGATAGGATAATACGATGGCCACATACGACAGTTTTAAACGCATAGCTACAGATTCTATAGTCGATAACTCGATAGCTTCTGCAGACCTTGATGCACTCAGTGTAACTGCAGGAAAATTTGCGCCACTGGCAGTGACTTCGGCAAAAATACAAGACGGTGCAGTTGGTGCTACACAGTTAGCAGCCGCAGTGGATCTATCGGCTAAGTCTGTGACATATAGATCAATTTTAAATGCAGACATCGCCGCAGGTGCAGCCATTGCAGCTACTAAATTAGCGTCCGGAGCAGTAGCAGCCAATTTAGGATATACTCCGTTGGCAGCTGCTGGCGGTACAATGACTGGAGTTCTACGTGTGCCCAACGGCAGTATAGCCAGTCCTTCGATCACACAGTCCGGAAATACCAACACTGGTATCAGTTTTGACGGGTCCAACAATGTGTTTTTCAGCTCGGCTGGTGTACAACAAATGAGTGTGAACAGTGCAGGTATCATGCAACGAGGTACCAGCGACACATCGGGAGCTCCGGCATTTAGATCAGACGGAACAGCAGGGTGGACATACAATAACAGTTATGGGGGCACCAGCTGGAGACACTTAAACAGTGCGTTTGGGTGGACAACTACACAGCGTGGCGGCAGTAATTTCAGCAGCGACGGAGTTTTCACAGCGCCGGTATCGGGATTTTATCACTTCATGTTTCAGACCTACGGTCACAACGACAGCGGCGGAACAGAAAACTACATTCACTTGAGCTTTGGACGCAATGGCGGTGTAGCTTTTGCTCGAGGACAAACACCACATGGTATGTTTGCTCACGGTACTTCAGCCACATACCCACACGGTATACTCATGGATTTGAGTACCTACCTCGATGCCTCTGAGAACATGCGGGTATATGTATATTGGGCTGGTAACGGCATGCGATTCCATGGAGCTCACTCTGTATTCAACGGATATTTGGTAACATAAATAGATAAGAGGAAATAAAAATGGCAATTATTGAATTTGAACTCACAGAACTAGAAGCCAAAGTTATGGCAAACACCTGTGCTGACGTGCAAGATTGGATTGAAAATGCTACCAAGCATCAAATTGAACTGGCAAAGGATCGCATTGTAGAAAGAGAAAAGGCCAGAATGCTGGCTGATCCCAACTGCCTTACTATGCCGTCGGATCGCAATCAGATCTGCGCACAGGCCGACCTTACACCGTTGTCTCAACAAGGAGGTAATTGATCATGGCTACATTTACCGTAGAAGTCACTGAATTAGAATATAGGATCTTAGATCATGTGTTTGGCGATCCGGGCGTTCACATGGATAATGTTGTAACACAACGAGCACGTAACGCTATCAAAGAGTTAGCAGAATTCGAAATCAAACGAAGACACGAGGATCCTGCATGGACCAAGCCGATCCCAGCAGATTATGAAACTGTGTTGGGAGAGATGGTGATCAAATCACAACAGGAAATGTTCACAGAGAACTCTGAATATACCATAGAGTTAGTAAAGAATCCCGACTACGCTCTGACCCACCCAGCACCTAGCTCGTTTTATCCAAAAGAATCCTAACTGCGATTTTGATAGATATTGGCCTTGAGATATTCGTAGTGCCCGAGTGCAGAATCTGATACTCGTTGGACATGAGAATTTCTAATGGTCCAATACTGTTGTGTAGAATCTAAGAACATACTCACTTCCTTGGAGCCTCGGGCCATCTTACCGTAAAGATACCAATCATAGGCAAATGTGTTCATAGGTTTTTGATGCATGCCTACTAGGATATCGGGCATGCCTCCCATGTCTTCTCTGAAAGTGTGACCTCGCAGTAATTTCACTCCGTATTCAATAGCTATGGTTTGAAGACCTCTGAGATAGTCATCGTGCATGCGGTTGTCCATAGTGATGTTTTCTGTGACATATCTCCAATACTCTGTGTCTCTGCGTGATGAAAATGTGTAATGATAACCCACAAACATTTTAAATCCGTGCATCATCGTGTTCAGCACATAGTTGAAAGTGTCTATGTGAATTTTATTAACCTGTTGGTTTTCTAAAGTTTCACACAGCAGCACTAATATTTCTTGTACACTGAGCAGTCCTGTGCTTTCTAAAGGCTCAATGAATCCGTAACTCAGCCCGATGGCTACTACATTGTTTTTCCACGCAACATCGTGTACACCGTTTTTGATTTTAATCAATCGAAAATCAAGATCCTTGGACCTATTGGGATCCGGCACAGCCATAAGATCACTGTCGAGATAATTTTTATATTCTTCTAAGGCAGCTGCATCGGATATAAACTTACTGCAATAAACATAACCGCTGCCAATGCGATTATACAACGGAATATTCCATACCCAACCGTTGTTTATGGCTGTGCAGTTAGTGACGTTTTCCATTTCAGTGTGCTTGTCTGTGTAAGGCACATGTGTGGTCCATGCTCTGTTATTAGGCAATATTGATTCAAAGCTTTGAAACGGCACTTTCATTATTTCTTCTAATATTTCGCTACGGAATCCTGTGCAGTCAATGTAGAGATCTGCAGATAATTTATCACCGTTCCTTAACACTAGATAATCTAAATCTCCGTGATGATCTAGCATAAATTGATCAACATGTTGATTAATGTGAACTACGCCGTTAGGGATACAGAGCTTTTCTTTGAGAAACTCCCCGAACAGTGTAGCATCCATGTGATAGGCCACATCATTCTGAAAGTTGTAACTGGGAATTTCTTTTCCTTGATTGGCAAATATTTTGTTATCATGAATCAAAGGCATGTGTGGATAAAAACTATCCGAAAAGTCTCCCCAACTGGTATCAGGATTCAGAGTTTTCTTAAAATACCAATCATCGATCCCTCTCTGTGTATGGCTTACATCCTTGTCGCCAAATGGATAATAGAATGTTTCCCCTTTGGCGTAAAAATCACGGAATTTAATTGCCATCTTGTAAGTAGCATTACAGTATTCCATCCACTCTTCGTCTTTCAATCCTAACATGTGCAAAAATGCGTTGATACTGCCCAATGTAGATTCTCCTACTCCAATGATCGGAGAATCGGGAGATTCAATAAGAGCTATATCAATGTTCGGAAATCGTTTAGATAGAATTGCTGCAGACATCCATCCAGAACTGCCTCCACCCACAATGATGATTTGTTTTATGGGTTTTTTCATACCGTTAATCTTTTAAGGTATTGGCAAATTCTAAATCTTTGCCGTCATAGATATTATCTTTGAGATATTGATAATGACTAGGAGCTGTTTCTGCAATTCTGCGAATGTAATCTTTTTTCTGATTCCAATATTCTTGAGTCTGTTGGCTGAAAAATTCAGGCTTTTGCCCTTGTCTAGATTCTAGGATCCCGCCAACGATATCGAGAGTTATTGTATTTGTAGGCAATGTATGCATGCCTACTAAGATATCAGGCATACCTCCCATGTGTGGATCACCCGGAACATTGTGTGACTGTAACAGCCGTGTTGCCATCTCTACCACTTGGTTAGGAAGTTCCTTCATTACAGGATCGTGCATTCTTGGTTCCATTACAATCTCTTCGGTGACATGTCGCCAGTATGCGGTGTCTCTTCTTGCACTAAGCGTATAGTGATATGCAACAAAACTCTTGAAACCGTCCATAATGCCGTGTACAATGTAATTAAAATTGTCTTTGTGTATTTGATTCACTGTGCGATATGACAGTGTTTCGCATAGTCTCAGCAGAATTTCTTGTACACTGAGCAGTCCAGTGCTTTCTAAAGGCTCGATAAATCCATAGCTGAGGCCCACACCCACAACGTTTTTATTCCAGCACTTCTCATGGACGCCATTCTTTATGTTAATCAGTTTGAATGTTAGATCTTTGGATCTTTCGGGGTTAGGTACAGTCATAAGATCACTGTCGAGATGTCGTTTAAATTCTTCCAATGCTTCGTCGTCTGTGATGAATTTATTGCAAAATACATACCCTGTGCCTATGCGATTGTACAAAGGTATATTCCATACCCAACCATTTTCAATGGCCTTGCAATCAGTGACATTCTCCATTTCTTTGAGTTTGTCTACGTATGGCAAATGTGTGGTCCATGCTCTGTTATTAGGTAGTACATCTGAAAAACTTGTGAATTCAGTTTTCAATGTTTTTTCAAGTAACAGAGATTGAAATCCTGTGCAGTCGAGATACAGATCTGCAGAAATACTGTCGCCGTTGCGCAGCACAAGAGAATCAATACTGCCTGTGCTGTCTACTTCTATGTTGTCTATATGTTGATTTATGTACACAACTCCACGAGGTAAACAGAATTTTTCTTTGAGAAATTGACCAAACAGTGTAGCATCCATGTGGTAAGCTACGTCATTTTTAAAACTAAAGCCAGGAAGTTGACCGTCGGCATTGTCATAGATCTTGCTGTCGTATATGAACGGCATGACACTGTAAAATGATTCATAGAAATCGTTAACAGGAGTATCGGGGTGCAGCGTTTTTTTGATGTACCAATCGGTGATTCCGGTGGTGCAATTTTGTTGATCTTTAACGCCGAAGGGGTAATAAAAGGTTTCATTCTTGTCAGAAAAATGACTGAATTTGATGGCCATCTTATAAGTGGCATGGCAGTATTCCATCCAATCTTTATCATGGAGGCCTAAGATAGTCAAAAATTGATTGATGGTTCCTAGAGTCGATTCACCGACTCCAATGATAGGCACATCCGGCGACTCAACTAATGCTATCTCTTTGTCCGGAAATCTGGCGCTCAATACTGCGGCACTCATCCAACCCGCACTACCGCCTCCTACAATTATGATTTTGTTAACTGCTTGTTTCATTTATAACCCCTTTGTCCTTGTTTTGAATTATCATACAAATAATTGAATGATATTGATATTCGTGTGTCATTGCTTTCGTTGTTATTTACTTTATGGCGAAGCCACCCTGGAAATAATACCAGTTTACCCACCGACGGCGGATGTTGAGAAATGTTGGCTACTTTTTCACCAAACGGAAATAATTCACACATGATAAACGGATTAGGATTTTCTAAAACCAAATCTCCGTCGCTGCCAGTGGTCTGATAGTAATATACTCCGCTTATAACTGAGTCTTCGTGTTGATGACTCGCTTGCCCTTGCCCATAGTCGGTGAAATTTATCCAACTGTGCGCCATAAAAAATGTTTTATGCTGTCTAGCTCCACAGAGACTGATGTATTTTTGTACGTGCTTCTCGATAAAATTGTATAGATTCGTCATCTCATAATGCTCGATGGTGTTGAATCTATCTTTGATATTGGTTACTACTCCGTCATTCCAGCTTTCAGGGTTTTCGAATTTGTCTGTTTTTAAGATAACAGGCAGCTTGTTTTTGATCTCGTCTTGTACCAAGAACGTTTCGGCATGCGAGCCTTGATGCTCGTACACCGGAGTGTAAAACAGGCAATTCATAGTCGTGGTCATTTGCCACCTAGTATTTTTCTTCGTTTGAGATATTGAGCAGCAAATGAATAAAACACCACTTGCATTTTTAGATATTCATCCACTGAAATTTCATGCTGGTGTAATACGATTTGTTTATCAGACAGTGGGATTACTTGGCATAGCTCGGTTCCCGCAGAAATTGTGGTATCCTTGGGAAAAGTATTTCTATTCACCCATGTGTTGACATTCGTCGTATATTGATATTTAAATTCAAGAACACCGTTTGGCACAAAGTACGGAGAATTATTTTTGTGCCAATGTGCATTAGTCATTAGGAATTTAGCCCCAGTCTTTTCTTTAAATTTCCACGGACTGTTTAATTTGAAATGATAATAATCTTGGTATTCCGAAGCATTATTCCACTGTAACGGACTGTGAGATTCGGCAGAGTTCTGAGGTTCCCAATAGACATTTGGACTGGTCCAATTGAGATAGATGTCTGACCAAGCCTGAATGATTAATCCTTGTTTGAAAAGATCATTTACTCCGGGACAGGTTTTTAAAGTTCCTCTATTTGGACCTGATGGTGTTTTGACAGTGGTAGGGATTTTTTTAAAAAATCCAGGCAAGCGTTGTTCCGCATGCAGTATTGGATATAGTTTTACAAGATCTGTGACCCATGTAAAACAGTCTATGTGTATTTTAGTTGGATTTCTAAGTATTGTGATCATGTTTAGGAAAATTATTTTTATTTAGAGCTGTGTCGGTGCCCATGTCCCCGCTTAACCAGGTGTTAAATGCTAGACTTTTTCTTACTTTGTTTGTATTGGGTTTAACATCTACTCCGTGATCTAAGAAACTTGGAAAGATAACCAAATCTCCGTTTTTCACAGGCACTGTGATTCTTTTAGAAACCCATGCTGTCGGACTGTTGTCAAAATGTATCATTGATCTGTTGTTCCATCCCGATGAGTTATTATAAAAATTTATAGAATCAATATCTTCCTCAACATCAAAATAAAACACTCCACTTATAAAACTATTGGTATGGTAATGGGGGTGATGAGCCTGATCCTTACCGGTGTATGACAACCAACTTTGAAGAAAATAAATCTCTAATTGATTTTTCGGGTTGATAACATTCTTTACATATTTTTCACATTCGTCGAGGATAAATTTTGCTATACCATCTAATTGAGTATTTGATAATATGTAACAATCATCAGATCTATAGTTGTCACTCAGCGGATGCAGTTTATGTTTTTGATGCAAAAAATTAGTTTCTAAATATGAAAATGGTCTATTGATATTAGTTTTGTACACAGGAGTAGGCCAAAGATTAATTATCTTTGAGCTGTCGTCCAGATTTGAATCAAAATTATAATCAGTCATCAATGAAATTGCTTTTTATTATGTATCAATCGTTGATAGGTACCATGCCACAATCTGAGCAGCATGAATTTAAAATAACTTGTGGAAAGATGGTCAGTTTTCTTTAATTCCATTTGCCAAGCGTCTCTCTTAAATGGAAATACCACCACTAACGGATCACCTGGTTGTAATATCACGCTATCTGCATGTAGAATAGATACCAAACTCACTGGCTCAGTAAACGTGTCTGTGTCTACTATACCTGGTAAAATTTCAATATCTTTATTAAACAGATAATGAGGTTGATAAAAGAAACTGCTGTAGCCCGGGGGAGTTTTTACCAACCACGGCTGATGGATCTTAACATAATGATTTTTTTTATCATGTACGGGCACAGGGCATTGTTGATACGGCTGTGATCCAATGTAATCCTTTTTTGCCGAAGCATGATCAGCAGCATGAAATCCGTTTTCTTGTTTACCAGTAATAACGCTTTGAAAGGGATTAATGATTACATATCCGCTGACCATGTAATCCAACACTGGCATACACTTTTTCACTGACCCTATATTATCTGTGGGAATATAATTTTTTTCTAATTTAGCGAAAGGCGGGATCTCTTTGTACCAGTCCGGTATAATCCTACTGGCGGGAACTGGTGGGAAGTTTTCAAAAATAGAATCGTCGGCACAGCTAAAGGTTATAGAATTTGGTTTCATATAAAAGTTTTCATCTTGTGAAATAATGTTTTGTATCCGTCAAACAGATAATGGGTGATTTTTGAATGGATAGGCTGAACAGAAACATCCATCTGCCAACTATCTCTCTTAAAAGGAATTATCTGGATCAATGCCTCACCTGGTTCTAAATATACAGGGCCAGGCTCTAGCAAAATTCCTGCAATAGAAATGCAATCATCAAACTCGTCTGTGTCTATGATAGCAGGTAGTATTTTGTATTTTGTGTTGTTTACGAACGGTATTTGCTGTACGAGACAACTATAGCCCGGCGGCGTTTTAATTTTCCAATCTAATTTAATCTTAAAACTGTCTTTGGGCTTGTCTGTAAAAGGACATTGCTTGTGCTTGAACGTTCTAATGTCATTTTTAGCTGGCTGCTTCATAGTACTCAAAAAAAGAGAATTTTGAAAATCCACAAATTTTTCTTCTATATGAGTTTGATATGCGTTGAACATGATATACCCGCTACACAACAGGTCTTTCACAGGCAAGCAGTTTTTTACATTGGCTGCATGTGCTGACTGTAACGGCTCGCTGACCTTGAGATCAGCATACCAGTTAGGTAAAAATTTTTCACTTGGTACAGGAGGAAAATGCTCTGCAATCAGCGGATCATTGGTAATAAATTGTATTGGATTCATATAAAGTTCTTAGGAGACAGTCTCACGTTTCCGCTGATACTGATTCTCAAATCGTCTGTGTTATAAAACGGATAGACTTGGTGATGAAGCTCTGCTGGAAATACAGCAATCTTACCTTCCCAAGTTTTGTCAACCGGTAATCTGGTATTTTGTAATTTTCCAAAAGAATCGATATGCACAAATTCAAACATAGAAGTTCGATCTTTATGTAAGATTCTATTGAAATCGTTATTGTGTTGTTCGTTTATTATATAGGGTATCTGTAGCCATATCACAAAACTGTAAACACCCGAGTGCTGATGCAATGGTATGAATTCACCCTGACGCTGAACATTTACCCAGATTCTTTCAAATTCATATATAGGAGCATTTGCAAAACTAACCATGTGATTAAAGATTCTATTAAAACACTGAAATTTTCTTTCATGGATTTGTATTAACTCCAATACCTTGTTTTGTATTAGAACTTTGGTCTTAGGCAATTGAAAATACTGCAACTCTTCAATATTTCTCTGAGCAAGAGCATAAACTTGATCATGTGATTGTGTAGATTCAGTAGATAACAACAAGTTTTGAAATTCTCGAATTTCGTTTTGTATCATCTTGAAACTGAAAGCATCTAGGTGATCAATTACTACATTACATTCTTCTATAAAGTTCATGTTCTCACCAAGTTAATAAAATCTGCATACTTGAGATACGACTTAGAGTCTCGTTTAAATTTGATATTTAATTCATCTATGTACATCTTTCCAGCCGCTGATAAAGATACGCCTTTTTTGTATTGTATTAGTTCTAATTCTTTAGCAGCGATTTCGGGGGATAACCTTCCAATCCCTGCCATTACAAAACTCCATAATCCCCACCCTGCAGCCCCTTGGTAGTCCATTACATCGCCTTTGCTAGGCATGCGACTGGTTGCAGTGTTCAGCATCATTTCGACAAATTCTGTTTTGGTGTTACCGTGATATATGTGTTGCCAAAATTCGCTATCTGATCGCTGACCCATATAATGCATAACTAGAAAATCTTTGAGATCATCATAGAGTCTATTTGTTCTTTTATTGTATGCATCAATTGATCCCGGATTTGTTGTTTCTTCCGCAGTGTGTTTTAAAAATTCAAAAACAAAAGCCGTTAAGGATGCAATTGTAGTATGTATGCTGGTAGCTTCTAGTGGTTCTGCGAATGCTGCCGATAATCCAATAGCAAGACAGTTTTTCATCCAGGTATTTTCTAATCTTCCTGTTTGAAATTTTAATAATCTAACAGGGTCAATTTTTTGTTTCAACACAGTTTCAATTTCTTCCTGTGCCTTGTCAGCAGTTATAAAATCGTCACAGAACACATAACCACATCCTCGCTTGCGCTGTTGCGGTATCATCCACATCCAACCATTTTTCTGTGCCCATGCAGTGGTATACGGTTCTGGTACATAATCGTGATCTTTCACCTGCACAAAAGGCAAGGCAGCGTTTACCGGTAGATGTTTTTGATAACTAATCCATTTACTCTGTAATTTTGTCATTAAAATTCGTTGGAATCCCGATGCATCTATGAAAAAATCCGATTCAACAATGCTGCCAGATTTTAATAACACCGACGATATATTTCCAGCCTCTGAGAGGTTGACATCTAAAACCTCGTCATCTATGCATTTCACAGATTGAGAACGCAGTGTGCATTTTTTAAAATATTGTCCCACTTTGTGCGCATCAAAATGCACAGCATGTCCTAACGAGTCTGTTCTATCAAGTTGAAATTTTTGTGTGTTATAGTTACTGAGATTGTTTTCTAACAACAATCCCAACTCAGTGCATACATGCAATTTTTCAGGAAAGTTCACTAATCCGTACGCCAGTGAGTAGTCCATGAACGCTGAGCTGCTCTGTGTCCCGCCTAACGGGCCAAAATAACTTTGTTCGGTATCGGGTGTCCATCCCTTGTGCATGATTCCATATTTTAAAGTAGCACCCGTTTCTCGGAAAAATTCTATTTCGTCACAGCCAAAATCCCAAATTCGATTTGATATAACATCAACCAGTGCACCGGTACTGCCTTCCCCTGCACCTATGATACCTATAGCAGAAGATTCTATAACCGTAACATCGACCCAAGGTTTGATTTTGCTGATAAACAGCGCAGCTAACCAACCTGCAGTGCCCCCGCCAACAACCGTGATTTTCATTACATGCCCTCATCCGAGTCAAGTTTCAGCATGATATTTAATGCTGTGGTTACTCTTAGAGTATTATTCACATGCGGCGGAATAAAATGATCTAGCCATGACGGAAACATAACTATGTCTCCTTCTTCTACAGGAGGATTATAATAGTAATCATAGAAATATTTAGGCAGAGTTCTTAAGTCTTTAGTAGGAGAAGACGCTTTGATCAGTTTCATGTTAGGATTTTGAAACACGGTGCTCATAGTATCCTGCTCTAGATGAACATAATGCACACAACTGAAATTTATAGTAGTAGGTCCGCCGGTATGATCATGAACAAATTTGGTGTTAGTATAGTTTGTGAAATTATACCATCCAGTCATCTTTAAATGAAATTTATTAGAATCAACAATCTCTAACTCCTTCAACATCGATACAATAGTAGGCTTGTAGAGATTATAAAGGAACGGCCAATATATATTATAAGCGCCTGGAAGATAGTCTGTGTAGGTGTTATTGGTTTTATCATTTACCCCATGCTTTTCGAACTCGGGTAACGCATGAGTCATTAAAAAATCTTTCACAGCTTGATGTTCTGCTACCTTGCCTTTGATAATCTGTACGGGAAAAATATCTATTTTTTCCATGTTTATAGAAGCCTCAATTCTGTATCCATGTTCCAAGATATGATTGTTTTGATTCTTACATCGTTATTTTTAGGTGCCTTATGCACGACAAAACTTGGAAAAATTAAAATATCGCCTTCAGTAACGTCGAACTGATTTTCTTGATTCGTATTCATAGGATTCTTAAATTGTGTTTTCAGTGAGCGGTCAGGCATGTCGAGAAAATATACCCCAGTCCAATTACAGCTATGTATGTGCCAATCATGCTGCGATCCAAATGAATACTGCTGAAACCAAAGATCTCGTACTATAAAAGATTTATAATCGAACGCTGCAATCCATGCAGTGAGATGCTCAGTGAGATGAGGTTGGAAAGTTTTCACCCATGCTCGTTCTTGATCTCGGCTGAATCCATTCCAATCACACCTTGTGATGTCAGTGTCATCGGACTTATCAACTACATTTGAACATTTAGTTGTAGATGAAATTTCAAAAAGCAGTTTGGCCTTGATCTTTTTGTGCTCGGCTAATGGTGCTATCGAGAAGGGAATAGTTAAGGGTAATTTTTTCATTGGTCTTTCCATTTGCATGCATTTTTATCGAAGGTGTCTGTATAAGAAAATCCTTTAATAAAAAATAACAGAGATTTTCTCGGTTGTCCTATGCTGGTTTTAAAATTATTAGGACGATGATACAGCTTGGCATCATAGGCCACAAGTCTATTATATACATTTGCTACCCGTACTGACTCGGAAAAATTATCCCAATTCTGTCGTATTTCTGATTTATATGTGTCTGTGATTTGATTTGATTTATTGAAATGTAGTCTAGAATCAAAATCCTCTGTGGCAAAATCGTCCGGGTTTTTCTTATGGAAGATGCTGGTGCCAGTGTTAAAATTGTTTTCGTGGGGTGTGAGATATACCAGTCCTGCCAAGTCCGACGGGTCGCTGTGAATCCAACCTATATTTGCAACATCGTCGCTGAAACTTTCGTTGATATGGAATCTCAAATCTAACATAAATGTAGTGAGACCTGGAAAGACATTGTGTTTAATCCGTTGTGCAAAATATTCAGCAAAGTCTCTTGTGGCTTGATCCGCAATGTCAAACAAATTTTCAGTACGCAGACCAGGATAGATTTCGCTTTTGGTATAAACCTGCTTATCCGACAACGCCACAACTGAATCGGGACTGTTTAAAAACTGATCTTTGACCAGTAGATAATTAGAAAATTTATGTTCGATCATTTTTTTGTTCACTGATTTCATTTATCCAAGTAGTGAGTATGAATTTATCCTGATCGCCCAACGGCGGATTACCTCGGTGAGTATGAGTCCAATCTGCTGGCCATAATACCAGTCTGTTCTTTTTAGCTGTGATTCTTTTTTTCTGATATAAAAACTCAGTCTCACCGCCTTGATCGATGTCATTGAGGTATAGTTGTGCTACTACTCTCCTGCGGCTATCACTGCCTACAGATTCATAATGCCATTGATGGAATCCCCCACCGGGCAGTATTTTTTTGCATTTTATCTGATCTACCCCTACAGCACGTTCGGCTAATATACTGAATTTTTCAGCATAGTCTGGATAAATTTTCTTCCATAGAATATCTAAAAAATAATTTGCATAGTAAGGATCAAGAGTTTGAATGATTGTAGGATCGAAAAAATACAACTGCTCGTCGTCCTTCCAATGCTTGAAACATGGATCTTGTGCCACAGGAAACTGATTTAGCTTTTTATAGTGTGCGATAACACCTTCTATGAATTTGATATCAAAGAAGTTCTCATATACAGCTATAAATCCATCATAGGTTTTATTTTCAAACATTATTTAAACATCGGTCCGTGTATCCATCCCACAATCACATATCTTGTGCCTTGAGTAACTGCACTAACTCTGTGAGTGAGATAGGAGGGAAATATCAAAAGACTGCCTTGCGCTCTTTTATAGATACCAGGCATGTCTGGTAAGAATTCCAAATCGCCCCCTTGATAACTGTTGGGATCGCTTAACTGAATACTAAAAGATAATTTTCTTTCTGATTCTTTACTAGGAATACTCAAGGTATCTCTGTGCCATACATAGTGATCTTTTCTTTCAGCTGAATATTTGAATACTCTAGGCAAATCATTTATATCATATCCTTCTAGATGAAATCTAAAATTTTGACGATTAGCATGAAACACTCGCTGGAACACCTGCTCCATGAACTCCTCAGGCAAATTGCTTCTTGCAATCTCTACACTGCGATGTTCCCGATCAGTCATAGGAGTGCTGAATTTTTGCACAGTGCCTTCGATCCAATCTGTGGATGATTCTATTATCTGCTGGCAATGTTCAGGCGTTAAGAAAGGTATCGCCATGAGATTGCCTACGGTTTTAGAAAACATTAATTTGCTCCTTTGCTATCTGGGACTTGATACTTTGCACGAAATTGTTCAATAACACTGGGTATTGTTGGAATATTATTTTCTAAATGAGTTCTAGCTTTGTATAATTCTAATTTCAAGCACTCGGGAAGTTCTTGTATAAAGCTGTTTGTGCTGTACCTTGTGCCACTGAGTATAGGTTCTACTTCATGCACCCAGAAATAATCTGCAGGCCAAATAATAGCATCGCCTGCACCGAGCTTCATTTTATGTTTACCACGAAACCAAGCAAAGTCACCTCCAGTGTAATCGTCGTTGAGATTGAATGAGCAGCTGGCATACACATACGGTTCATAATCCACATGCGGATGTATTTTCGCTCCAACGTCATATCGCAGCAGTCTATACAAATGACTGTAATTTAACATCTTTCTATAATTCACATGGAATGCGCCAAACTCATCTAGGTAATCATGATATTGATTGATCATTTTTTCAGTGGCGGTGTGTACAATTTTCCACGCTTCGGAACCTATTTTTAAATCAACTAACTGAAATGTAGACTGTGTCTGGACACCTGTACTGGCCTCTGGACATGCTTCCATGGCATATTCTTTGTATCGTCTGTTAGACTCGGCGATAAGAAATTCGCATTCTTCTTTAGACAGAAATGCTTTTTGGTAATAGATTAAATCAGTTAGCTTAGTGTTCATCTTTCGTACTCAATTCTCATAACATAGATTGTCTTTTTAAATCAAAAGCGTGTTCGGCATTTGGACCATCTATTCTCACATAGTGTAAAAATGCCTGTATACATTCTTTCGCTTGAAATTTTTCACGCCAGTGTCGAGAACGAATACCTCTGTAAACCACAGCATCACCGGGTATTAGATTAATTTCTTCAACGTCGCCTTCCGGAGTAGTCATGTAGATAGGCCACTGATCTCCGGAGAGATTCAGAGTCACACTGATTTCACATGCCTCTGCATCAGTATGAGGTTTTAATTCAGCT